ATGGTGAGGCTAAGCCTACAAAAATAAGATCGTACTGGTCTAAATACTCTTTTGTGTAGTTTAAATGAGGTCTTGTTAAGAAGACTTCATGTCCTATACTCTCAAAAGCATCGTATAGAAGACTTGTAAAACTTACGGTGCGCCTCATCGAGCCAGCAGAGGACTGTGAAGCTGTGCATCCAGTAATAAGTATCTTCATATTTTCTCTTTCTTAAATTACTAAATTGCTACCCAACAAAAACTGTTGGGTAGCAACCTAGCAAAACCACCTAGAACGGTGCAGCTGGTGCTGCAGCAGGTGCAGGAGCGGCAGCAGGTGCTGGCGCAGGTGCTGGAGCAGGAGCTGCAGCAGTTGCTGGTGCTGAGGCTGTCTCGCCTTGCATTGCAGAAACTGTCTGTGCGCTTGGGTAGTAGTTCTTAATTTCGTTCTTCTTGGCACCGTTGTACAAACGGCTACCAATCTGAGCACGGAACCTACGACCCAAGATTGATTGCTCAATCTGAGCATTAGTTGGGTTGTTATCAAAGTATCCACGACCAATTCCCATGGCGTGAAACTTCTTAAACAAGATTCCCAGCGCTGCTGGTGAATCTGGTGAGACAACTAAGTTGTCCCATACAAGACGCTTATTGTGGGCTCCGCCCTCAACCTGCGCTTTTACTTTGAACATGGTTTTGCCAGATTGCGATGTTGTCGCAGTGGCTTCCACGACTACGAGATCGTAGTCGCCGTCTGGTAGAGGTTCGTAATTACCCGAATCACCAGCGTCTTTAATGAGGTCTGCCCAATTGCGTGAACTCACTGAGTGCCTTCTTCCTGTGTAGTTGTTTCAGCTGCCGCTGCTTGTTTTGGTCCAAAAACAATGTCTAGCATCTTTTCAATTGACATGTTTTCTTGTTCTACGATTTTGCCAAGGCGTCCTTGGACACGCTCGCCAGCTTCGTATTGATTAGTTCGTTCAACATACATACGACGAACTTTGTATGGAAGTTGAGTTGGATCTGGGTTGTGACGTTCCTCAACGGTAATCGCTCCCAGAATGTCGTAGAAGTAAGGAGCCTGAATTGCAAGCTGACCTTGTAAGTATGGACGATAACGACCATCTTTATCAAGACGAGCCATTGCAGTCAATACAACCGCTTCTAACGGATTTGTTGGATGCATTGTTAAGTCACGGAGATCTCGTAAGAGACCGCCCATATGACGAAGCAACTCTCCCCATTGCTGTTGTGTCATTTGATTAACACCAGCAATGTTTTCTAAGCACTTCACTTGAAGCTCAGATACAGAGTCAATAATTAGACTCTTGAAATGATGCTTACCAAGTTGAAGCCATTGGTATGTTTTTAGAACAGTATCGTAATCACGAACTGTGACTACAACGGTGTCCCATGTTCCATCCGCGATAGGAGGTTCCTCCCGCAGTGGATCCCAGTACTTAACGATGATAGGCAAAAATCTGTGACCGCCTTCTACGTCAAGCATGAGTCGTGGGTATGGTGCGGTAACTGCAAGACTGGACTTACCAACCTTACTTTCTCCATACACCATAACGGTAAGAGAACGTTGAATATCACTCATACGTCACTCACTTCCTTTTTTGTCAGTTGATTCATAGTACGCATATGGGTCTGCGACCTCATATGAATCGCTAATTGCTTGTTCAACGGCGCTTCCGTCGTCAAACATTGGGCATATAGCGAAGAATTGGCATTTCCATTTGCAGTCCCTAGTTGGATGTGGGTATGCAACAAATGCGTGCTCTGCTCCTGCATCAAGAGCTTTGCGAACATTCATAAGGTCAGAGATAGTTCCGTGGATGCGATTCCAAAAAGAACGCATTGTGAAAACATTATGACGGATTTCAATTTGATCATAGAAAGGTGGTCGTGCATTTGCTGTGCGCTTTACCTTCTTTAACATTGTAAAGATGCCACCTTCAGAACGCTCTGCTTCATCCTTCTTTGTTGACTCAAGAAGCATATAAGTAAGAACCTGCTCGTTCATAGGAGCAAGATTTGCAAAGTCACTTAACGATCCACCAACGGTTTTAAAGTCACGAAACATACGAACTCCGTCAGCCTTGCGACGAACACGCATATCAAGCTTTCCCTGTAACTCAACTTCTCCATTAAAGAGAGGGGCAATAATTGTTTCTTCTGTAGAGATTACTTCTAATTCTGCGTCAATACCTTCTTCTTCAACCCATTGCTCGTAACCTTCCAGCATGATGCGACCCATCTCCGCTTCTTGGTCCAACTGCTGAGTATCTTGAAAGTTTTCAAGAAGTAACTTACGATCTACTTCAACTAGATCTGTGTGAGCTTGAATGAGATTAAGCCCTTTAGCGTAGTGATCATCAAGTGCTGCGTGAATACGACTACCAAAAGCAAGAGCTCCAGTCATATCCCTGTTCCTTGGTTGAAGACGGCGATAGTAAGTAAGCCACCATCTGCGTCGACAATCTTTAAATGTCTGAAGTTCTGAGTTGGAAAGTCTTATAACGCCACTCATAGTGAACCCGCCTTATCATCCTTGAGCAACTTAATTAGTTGATCTTTGTCTCGAACAATTTGTTCGAAGTTATCTGATTTTGTTTCTAATACTTGTAAAACTCTTTCTTCAATCGTTCCCTCTGTTACATAATCCATAATCAATATTGAGTCGTGAATCTCACTACCAATACGATGCACACGATCTAAAGCTTGCTTATGGTCAACTAAGGACCAAGGCCTCTGAAGCATAACCAAGCGTCGAGCCGTAGTCAAGGTGATACCTACTCCACCAGCCTGTGCGGTAAATAGGATCCACTTAACGCGACCTTCTTGAAAATCATCTACTGCTTTCTGACGCTCATCTTCATTTTGAGCACCTGTAATAAGTCCGTGAGGAATCTTAGCTTTTGTCATAGCAGCGCTAAGGATCTCAATAAGTTGTCTAGATACGGCACAGACGGCAACAGAATCATCACCGAAGTCGCCATTGCTAATGTCGTCCATAAGAGAACTAACTTTGCAGGATGGTTCTGTAAGAACTGTTTTCATCTCTCCAGTTGATTCATCTACAATAATATCTGCATAAGAACTAGCAAATTGAAGAAGACGAGTTGTTTGAGTAAGGATACTTGGAGCAGTAAGAGCATCTCCAGACTCAAGTTCAGCAATCATCGTGTCACGCATCTGCTCGTAAGCTTTCTTTTGCTTAGGTGACATCTCAATGTCTCTGCGCTCATTAACAACTGGTGGCAAGTGCGGAAGCACAACTTTCTTAAGCATTCGGCGCATAACAGGGTTTACAGATTTATAAAACTCTTCTTGCATCATTGGCTTAACACCAATAACCATCATTCCACCAAAGGCATTGAGCATGATGTCAATCATTCGATCAATCCACTTTGTCTTTGATGGCCAATCTTTAGGTGATAGCCAGTGAAGGATGGACCAAAGGTCTACAACATTGTTAGCAATTGGAGTACCAGTTAGAGCAAAACGAATTTGAGCATCACCTGTTGCAGACCAAAGAGCACGGCTCTGTTTAGATTTAGGGTCCTTTGATCTATGGATTTCATCAGCAACTACCGCTTTAAAATCAATCTCATTTAGCTCTCTTGGATGCACTTCGCATCGAGTCTCAGTGACAGCCTCGTTGAGTCCTCCACAAGGCTTGCAATGAACTAGAGCGATAGATCCATACCCAGAAAGTCGTGAGTGGGAACGAAGTGACTCCCAATTAATAATATAAATATCAGCGCCAGATTCAAATTGTTTCTTGCGTTGAGTTGAGGTTCCTTTAATTACCTGTGTCTTAACGCCGGGCCACCAACGAGCAAACTCTCTTGCCCAGTTTTTCTTTAGGGTGTTAGGGCAGACAATAAGGGCTGGAAAGACATCTTCTCCAGAGTCTTGAATAGCTTTAAGAGCACGGATGGCTTGAGCGGTCTTACCTAAGCCCGGCTCATCGGCTAGCAAAGCCCTACGAGCGGTTTTTAGGAACTGAACCCCTGCTCTTTGATGCGGGAATAGGTCTTCATCTCCATCTGCACTCTCAAGCTCTCTAAATGCGTTAGAAGGGTTAATACGAGTAAGCAATTCATTCTCTGCCCAAGCAGTTAAGTTCGGTCCAACAGTAAGTCCATCACGGAATGTAGAGCGTAGGGCAAGGCAGGTAGTCCAACTGAGTGGAGCTCTCCAAACCTGCTCCTTAGGGCTCCAGGAAGCCCCTGGAAGGCTCTTACAGAGCTCTTTATAGCGCCAGTCGGTAGTTAGAAGGATGTGCTTCTTATCGGCATCTACTTCGGCTGTTACTGACAACTTACCCTCTTTTCCCTGTCATTATGTCACATGCGGTTCTAAAATTTTTTTAAATATATTTATCTTGCCGCATCTTAGTCTAGCAGAACTCTTGGTTTCCAGCCAGTCTTAACGAATCTAAGAAGAGCGTGTCGCATAGCGTCATTTGCATGCCCTTCCCCTCCTACATGCCACGTCCCAACCTTTTTAAGGGCTTCATTAGGGAACATAGCCTTTGCATCAGCTGGCGACTGCATGATTATGTCATCAACGCTATACCCAGCCTCTCTACATAGGTGCTTAAGAACCCCTATCTGCTCAAGGCTATAGGGTGCTTGAGAGTTACGGACTGTTTGAGCGTTGATAGTGAAACGCTCGCAGACAACTATAAAACTATCATGCGTTCTCCAATTTTCCAGTATTGGTTTTAGGTATGAAGCAAACTCTTCTGGTTGTACTTCACTTGATAAAACCTTTACAGGGGTTTCATCCTCAAGAGACATTAAAACTACTCCTGTTGCTTTACCCGGATCGATAGAAAGAACATATTTCATCGGTACTTTTGCCCCCAGTTCTCTAGTGGTCCATCAACATCTGCAGTTAGAGGTACAGACCATCCTTCTGTTGTAGTCATACATTGACGAACTAGCTGTTTAACTTCTTCAGCATCTTTACGAGGTGCTTCAAGAACAATTTCATCGTGTACTGGGACAATTAAGTAGTCGGTTAAATCTGCTTGGTCAAGCTTTACAAGATTTGATTTAAATACTTCAGCTGCTCCACCTTGGATAAGGTAGTTGACTAGCGTATAGGTTCTATCTTCATCACAAGGCAGACGACGACCAGTCCAAGTGTGTACATATCCTTGACCCTCATTACGAAATCTTGTCTGACCAATATTATCTACTTGTCTTTGGAATATAGACATTCCCGGATAGTTAGCATCAAAAGAGTCAGATACAGAGCGCATCTGTGCCTCTGGAACTCCAGCAGTTAAAGCTTGCTTAGCAACCCCTGCTCCGTAGAGTCGTCCATAAACAACACCCTTGATGAGGTTACGTCGCTTGTCAGATTTTTGCATATCTGGATCTTGATAAACTTGACGACCAATTTCTGTAAAGGGGTCTGATCCAGTTGCATCTGCTTTGTGAAATAGAGAGATAAGATTTTGATCCTCAGATAAAGATGCAAACATACGAAACTCGACCTGATCTAAATCGGAAGTAATAATTACATTTCCTTCTTCTCTAGGAATAAACGCTGTACGAACAGTGTCATCACCTTTAGGAAGAGTCTGCAGTGCAGGGTCTGTAATTGACATGCGTGATGTGCGAGCGCCTAAAGTCTTTACAGAAGGATGAACTAAGCCATCGATAGACTTTTCTATAAAGTTAGAGAAGTAAGTGTTAGCTAGTTTGTCTGCTTTTCTCTGTTTAAGAACATTGTCAGCAAGATTTTTTACATCAGCATTGCCATCAATCATAAGTAATTGCAACTGGTCTTTACTGGCAGACTTTGCACCAGATGGAGTTGTTTCTGTTATATCTGCCCCAAGTTTTTCTAAAAGTCTAACAAGCTGGATATTACTTGTAATGCTTACTCCGTTGTAGGTACTTGATGCCCAACTTTTAACTGAGTCCGAGTACTGAATAAGCTCATCAAATTTTCTTTTAGAGTAGTCAAGGTCAATGCGAGCACCGTTGAGCTCCATGCGAGTAACTATCTTGCGTGTAGCCATCTCTAACTCATAAGCACGGTTATATGGGCCTTGCGGACCACACTTTTGATAAAACTGTTCCCAGAGGCGCATTGTCAAAACTGTATCTAGAGCACCGTAAATCCAATAAGGCTCATAATTAGTCGGAACCGTTCCCCAAGTCCAACCATTCTCAATAAGTCCCTGATCAAGACTCTCTTGCATTGCAACAGCCTTGCCATCTACATAAAGAGCAGCGAGAGGCTTTAGGGCACCAGAACCTAAAGGATTAATAATATGAGCCATAATCATTGTGTCATGTGCACGTTCCCAAGGGATTTTCCATTTAGATTGGATATCAAACCATCGTGCTTCAAAGGCAATATTGTGACAAACAATTTGACCGTCAAACTTACTCATTGCTTCGTAAAAAACACCGCCCCATTCATCCCAAGGAATTGCCCAACCAGTCATACCATCGCCTACTTGAACAAGACGTAATCTTCCATGCCAAGGAGATAGCGCATGCTCTCTCTTACCGCCAGGCAATTCACCTGTTTCAGTATCAATTGATATTGCGTTATAGGGTCTTTTCTCACTAAGCCATGAAATGAATTGCTGCGCCTTTTCTGCAGAATCTACAAGGTGTAGCTTTACATCTCCCAGTCCGTTCGTCACTTGGTTGTCGCTCATTTGTTCCTAACTTCTTAAGGGATCATCTCAATTCTATAAATAGAATCTATCTTTTCATCGTTTATGGCTGCTCTTTCAAGAAGCCTCTGAGCTACATTAGTAAGATATCTTGCACCACCAGAGTCGTATTTGTAAAGTGCATCTAATACTGGCTCTGGCTCTTCACTTACTTGAGCCCAGTTTCGGTCTGTTTCAGCATAGATAATAGGCATGTCATAGGAAGGATTACATTCTTCACACGGAAGTGCATCATCTCTAAGCTCACCTATAGATCCTTCCTTTAAGCCGTATCTTTTAACAAGGGGACATATTGCTGAATGGAAGACAATAGATACTCCTATTCTAGAAAGAATATACGACCCATTTTCTGTTTTGTAAAGTTTGAATTCAATCCAGCGTGTCGAGCCACGGCGCCAAGAGGTTGACTCGCCTAGTAAACGACCATTAAACTGAAGAGTTCTAGATCCATCTTTAACTTCATGCATTTGGGACCTCTGCCCCTGTCTCAGGATCGTGTGAGTGGTCCTCATCGCCAGTATGGGTGTGCTCTACAGATTCTTCATTAACTGGTACAACTATTTCAGTGGCTCCTGCAGGATTGTCTTTAAAATAAATATATTGCCACCACAAAATACATTCTTCTTTAGCCCATTCAATTTCAGCCCATCCTTTTAAAGGCCAAGGCTGAAAGCCAGTATTTTCATCTAATTGAATCATCTGTACTGTCTCTGAAGTTTTTGTTATATATTTAATAACATTATCCATATGAGTATAGATAAGTTCTGCAGAAAGAGCGTCTCTTTCTTGAGTATTATTTATATTTATAGAGGTATGAACTTCTTCAGAAGAAGATGATACAAATTTCTTACATATGTAAGGACGATCTTCCTCATTATAGTCTGCAACATATTCTATCATAGTACTTCCTTCAGTCTCTGAATCTCTTCTTTAAGAGAGTCTATCTCACTTTGTTGTACCTTGACTAGTTCAAGAACTAGTACAGAAAGTAATCCGTAATCAATACCGTCTGGATCACCATTTTTATCATACGCAAGGATTTGCTCTACACCTAAGTCTTGCACTTCTTCAGCTATGTAGCCATACATCCACTCACGATTATATCTATTTTGAATTCCTCTTACAGAGTTTTTGTACTTATATTTTTTCATTTTAAGATTTAAAATATTTTTTGGATCTGTAATTGCAAAATCTGAAATATCTTGCTTTAATTTTAAAGTAGAAGTTTGAACTGCGCCAACGGTAACAGAGCCTGAAGGAGTTATACCGTGAGAGTGTGCTCCAGTTAATGGAATGGCGTGTCCGTGAGTTCCACCGCTAATAGACAAACTACTTAATGTCAAAGTTGAGCTGTGCGTATGTGCACCGACTGCACTTGCGGTATGAGTGTGGTTTCCAATAGCAAGCTGGTTAGAGCCAGTTCCCGCACTGATTGTAATATCTAAACTTCTATAGTTTCCACTAGTACTAAAATTTCTAGATATACCTGTGCCGCTGACACTAGAAGTTCCAATTACGTTACTAAGTCCTGTAATTTTACTTGGGTCTATACCAGTAGCAATTTTAGCGTTAGTAACAGCAATAGTACCTATTTTTACTGAAGTTATTGCACCAGTAAAAATATCATCTGATCCGATAGTAAAATTTTGAATATGAGGTGTGCCACCATAAGGATGGGTTCCAGCTCTTCCAATAATTGTGTTTCCGACAATATTGTCAGAATAAATGTTGTATTTTTTTAACTCGGTGTAGCCTACAGATAGATTAGCGAGTTCATCATCTGTTACAGAATCTGTTGCTAACTGAGTAGATGTGATTGTGCCGTTTGCTAGTTTTCCACCAGTGATAGATAAAGCAACGATAAGATTTCCATCAATTCCACCAATAATTTTTGACCCAGAGATACCGTCAATTTTGGCATCAGTAACTGCTTCGTCTGCAATTTTATCTGTTGAAACAGCTAAACCTGCAATTTTATCTGTTGAAACGGCAGAGCTAGCCAGTTCAGTCTCACCTACAGACCCCGCTGCAATAGAGTCAGCATTTACTGAGTTTGTAGCAAGTTTGTCATTAGTTACAGAGTCAGTACCTAACTCACCAGTACTAACAGCTCCAGATGCAATATTGTCACTTGTAACTGAATCAGTTATAAGCT